GCTTAACCGCTGGTGTTGCCAATCAGTCCGTTGGTTCAGGTGAGCGTTACACAACCCTGACTGCGGGTTCTGGTACAATATCTTTTAGCTAATATGCTAAAATAGTCATATGAAAATTCCCTCCAGCCTATATGCTGAAAAAATATTTTCTGAGCATCCCATCGCATTTTGGGCACTTGACGATAAAGCAGACTATGTTTCACTTATTTCAGAAACCAATAGAGATCTTAGGTTATGGGATATTAAAAACGGCATCGCACAGACTACTACAGACATTCTTGACGAGCCATTTCCAGAAAGTTTTACAAGTAAAGTAAGTCTAGGCACAGCTTGGAGTGTTCTTAATAGCGGAACTGGAGCATACATAATAAATGGTGCAACCAATCCAACACTTTCTGTTATTAGGGGTCACAGATATGTAATAAGAATAAATGCCAGCGGACATCCTTTCTGGATTCAAACAGTTTCGGGAGCATACAGCTCTGGCAATGTGTATTCAACTGGAGTTACCAACGGCGGTGAAGATGTTGGGGAAATAGTTTGGGAGGTACCCGATAATGCTCCCAATACTCTTTACTATGCTTGCCAATATCACAGCACTATGATAGGCACTATCAATGTTTTAGATTCATCAGAGTCAAGCTTATTTTCTATATCTTGCGTTAGTCCAAATCTAGTTAATCTTAAAGATCTTAATAAAACTCTTTCTACATTTGCAGTTGGTGCTTTTTTATATACTGATAGTTCATACATTTATGGATTTGAAATTGGATATGAATATTTTGATTCCGTTAGTGGTAATTTAATACAAAACTTAAAAGAATTTTCAACAGAAGTGCTTGAAAAATGGATATTTATATCTGAAACATTTGAACCACCTAAAAATAATGTATCTGCAAGAATTGTAATAAAAGCTAAATTTTTTGGTGGTGATAATTTAGAAAATTATACATTTTTAGTTAATGGAATATCCTTTGGTCAGTGGTCAGAAGAGTTTAATGCATCTTCTCTTGGAGTTACACCAGAAAGTGTAAATGAAAAAATTTTTGGCACTACACTTATTAAGGGGGTGCCAGCAAAAGCCTACGGCCTTTCAGATTCGAATGGATATTATCTTGTTAGAAATAATGCTTTAATTGCAAAAAATTCTGGAATTCCTATAGTATTTGGTGCAACAAACAGCACAATAATTCAACAAATTGGAGATTTGCCAGCTTTAATTCTGCCTGGACAAGAATTCCTTAATGAGTCAGGCAAGTATAAAGATTATACTTTTGAATTTTGGACAAGAATAAACTGCGATTCAATTAAAGAAGAAAGAAGAATTTTTGGAAATATTGGAAGGGTAGATGGCGAACCAGCAACCGATGGACTATATGTAAAAGGATCAACTCTATCTTTAAAAATAGGAAAATACATCATTAGACATTATGTTGGTGAATGGTATAGGCCATTGCTTATTCATATAAGATATTCTGTGAATTCTATTAGTTTATTAGTAAACGGCGAGCAGGTTGGAGAAGTTTTTATAGATATCAATACAATCAAATTTCCAGAAAAGACAATGATTTATGGAGGCAGAAATCGACAAAATGATTGGTTAGGTTTTTATTCCCACAATGATGTTTTTCCAATTGACTTAGATGCAGTTGCCATTTATGGATACAAGGTTCCAATACAAGTTGCCAAGCGAAGATTTATTTATGGACAGGGTGTGGAGTTTCCAGAAAATATTAATAATGCCTACAGCGGTAGTTCAATATTTATTGATTTTCCATTCTCAAAATATGCAAAAAACTATTCATATCCAAATCTTGGCAAATGGCAGCAGGGCACTTATGATAATTTACACATTGATGGCAATGCCATATCTTTTCCAAAATACTCAGTACCAGAGGCTATATTTAGCGATAAAACTAAAACCAGCTCACAATGGCTTGCAGACTTAAAAGAGGTTCAAAATGAGGATGAGTATTTTATAAAACTTAGACCAAAAGACTCATGGAGCTCAACAAATGGTCATATATTTTTTAATGATGTTTCTTTGGCAAATGAAAATTTAAAAGCATTTTATATTACTTGTAAGGAAATAACTGTTTCGTCCTCACCGCAGACTCTTATAGCCATAGAAGATAGAGCTTCTAAAAGTATTTTTGAAATTAGTCTTGAAAAAACTGAAATCAAATATACTTTATTTGAAAATGGAAATTCATATAAGTTAGCCTCAAAAGATAGAAAGTATTTAGCGGGAGAAGGTGAAAAAAATATAATTGGAATTGATATACAAAAATTTTCTAAATATTACGGAGGACGTGCAGCTAAATTTTTTGGCAGATTAACATCAGCTTTAATTTACGTCGGTTCTAAAAAAGATTTATCCGCAACATTTACTGGAAATATTTATAATATTGGATTTGTATCTGCTAAAAATTTGCAAAAAATTTCTAAAATTTTTGCAACAGATGGAACTAGTTTTTCCGACATCTTTATCGATAATTCTTTACCACATTTTTCAATAGCAGATGCTGGTGAAGAGCTTTCTTCAAACGCTGCGTTTCAATTTGTTTACGACGGGGGTACCCTTGGAGAATATTCAAATTTAGTTATAGATAATCACATACCGAGCTATGGAATAACTGTGGGCTACAGTTTTGACGAGTTCAAGCTGTTAATTGGTGCAGATTCTTCTTGGCAAGACTATATTCCATTGTCATTTTTTGCTAAAAAAGCTTTGGGAGATAGTGAAAATGCCAATCCAAAACTAGACTTTATTCAATTTAATATTAATTACCCAGCACCATCTTTGTTTACTCAAAAAAAACAAGAGGGTTTTTGGAAGTATAAAGAATTACAAGAAAAATATTCTGTTCCCATTCAAAGAACCTATGAATCATTAGATAATCAACTATTTACTGGATTTGAGAATTATGAAGATCTTAAAAACAAAGAAACTTACTCATACAAATATAACACATCTAATTCTACAGTAAAAACTTATATAACATTTCAACTGTTAGAGTCTGGGGCAAATAAAACAATTGCTGCCTTTACCAAAGAAGAGTTAGCATCTAAGAATGGAATTATAGCTCCAATAGGAGGAGATTGGCTTGATACTAAGTATGAGGTGGTAGATAATATGATTATTTATCCACCAAAATCCATATCATTTGATAAGCTAGCCATCGTTACCCATATAGAAATTGCATCAAAAAATATTGATGATAATCCAGTACTAATTAAATTTTTAGAGTATGCGTCTATATCACTTTCCAAAACTCTGCCAACCCCAATTGGAACTAGATTTGGCAATGACATATATCCATACAACAAAGAAGGTTTCTATTTTAATTATAAAAAACAAAATCCATTTTCAATATATAAGGGAAGCACCCCATATCTGTATCTAACAAGAAATAGCGGCATAACAATTAGAGGCACATATGATCCTCTTATAAATAGAGGTATTTCAATTCCAATAAATCAGGCCAAGTCTAATAATTTTAAAGTTATAGCTATGCAGATGGCAATAAGATTTGATCAAGATTTTTTTCCATATGCCCCAGTACAAATTTTTGAAATACAAAGCAAAGGCTCTTATATAAAAATTTATATGGTAGCCACACACCCGTCTGGTAAACGAGCTAAAATTTATGCGTTGAATAGTAAAGGTGAACTTGAGAACGGCCTAGCATTTTATTTAAATGGAAAATTAGTAAAAGATCCAACAATAACAGTAAAAGAATGGGCAATGTTGGGGATTAGATTTGCAAATACTCAAGAATTTAGCAATTTTGCTGGAGCAATTAGATTAACTGGTCCATTAAGCTTTAATACTATATCATATTACAAATCGACTAATCTTCAAGAAGTTCAAAACAAGGTTGAGAGACCGTGGTTTAAGGTGCGTATCTTAAACGTCATCAGCCGAGATGGGAGCGTGAGCAAGCAACTAACTCTTGACTGGAGCTTTTGGGACCAAGGTGATTTTTTATGGGGCAACGTACTTATAATATCAGAAACAAGTTATTACGGCGTGGATCCATCAGATATTTATAAAATATACACAGGAACAAATAAAATAATTATTGATGATGAAATAGAAACTGTGTTTGGTGACTATACTTATGCCGTGGCAGAAGATGTTTTGTGGAGTTCCCAGGTATATCAGACTGTATAATATGGTATACTTATGGTTATGAAAAGACCAAAATCTAGCCAAATTGGTAAATCCAAGATTACAATTTTAGATAAAAACTATGATTGGGGTATATATGTCTGGCAAAAAGAAAACGGAAAATGGTTTACAGATGGACAGGGTAACATTTTAAACATACCCTCTCATAGGGGAGATAGTGTTCAGCTCAATAAGCTAAGGCAAACAGCAGCACATTATGGCGAGCCAAATGGCAAACCAGTATTTTTTGCTGGCATGAACCGTGTAACAGATGAAGAATACTCAGAGCAATTTGATAGGATGCAACAGGGACTTATTCCAAACCTTAATGATTTAGGTGCCGTCGCTGCTGCCAAGCAAACATTTGAAATATATGGGGATGAGGGATAGTGTCGGAAGAATATTATATTAAAGATCTCGGCTTGCCAGAAACCGAACAGCCTCAAGATATTTTTAAAAGTCAGGACCCATTTGATAAAAACTGGGATGATCTTAAAACTCTATCTGGTTTAGATAAAAATTTCAAACGCAGAGCCGACAGAATGGCAAAAGCATACGATGTTCAGGTTCCAAAGAATATTGATGTTTATAATTCACAATATCTTGACAGTGCATTGGCCACAAGTTCTGGAATTGATGGGGCGTCCTCAAAAGAAATTAATCCAGGAAGTGTATATCGTAATGGATACGGCATGTTTGATGTTATTACGCCACCATGGAATTTATATGAACTTGCAAATTACTACGATACTTCGTTTGCAAATCATGCAGCAATTGATGCTAAAGTAGAAAATACAGTAGGTCTTGGATATGATTTTCATGTTTCTGATAAAACTATGATGGCACTTGAGGCTAATGATAATGATTCTGCAAGGGAAAAGGCACGCAGACGTATTGAACGCATGAAGATTCAAATGCGTGATTGGATAGAAAATCTCAATAATGAAGAGTCTTTAACAAATATTATGATGAAAGTCCTTACTGATTATGAAGCCACTGGAAACGGATATCTTGAGATTGGAAGAACTGTACGTGGAGAGATTGGTTACATTGGTCACATTCCTGCAACAACAATTCGTGTTCGTAGATTAAAAGATGGTTTTGTTCAAGTTATTGGACATAAGGTTGTGTATTTTAGAAATTTTGGAGCAACTAACATAAACCCAATTACAGCAGATCCAAGACCCAATGAAATTATTCAATTTAAACAATATTCTCCATTAAATACTTACTATGGAATTCCAGACATAATGTCTGCCATATCATCTATTCACGGAGACCAGCTAGCATCTCAATACAATATTGATTATTTTAGCAATAAAGCCGTTCCACGATATGTTGTAACAGTTAAGGGTGCCAGGTTGTCTTCTGAAGCAGAGGATAAATTATATAGATTCTTACAAACCAATCTTAAGGGACAGTCTCATAGAACTCTTTATATACCATTGCCAGGAGATACTCAGCAAAACAAGGTTGAGTTTAAGATGGAGCCAATTGAAAACGGTGTACAAGAAGCATCGTTCAATCAGTATAGGCTTCGTAATCGTGATGATATTTTAATTGCTCATCAAGTTCCGCTATCTAAAATAGGAGGATCAGATGCTTCTAATATTGCAGCTGCTTTATCTCAAGATAGAACATTTAAAGAGCAGGTAGCTAGACCCCTACAAAGAACTATAGAAAAGTTTATAAACAGAATTGTTAAAGAAAAAACAGATATTTTAGAATTAAAATTTAACGAATTAACCCTAACTGATGAAATTGCACAATCTCAAATTTTAGAGCGTTATATAAAAACTCAAATTATGGTTCCAAATGAAGCAAGAGAAGTTTTGGGCTTGGCACAAAGACCAGACGGCGATTCTCCATTTATTATGTCCCCAAGACAGGCTACGGACTCAAGAGCAAATTTTGCTGGCAATAGACAGCGAGATGCAGAGCGTACTAATAATCAATCGGATAGCCCAGCAACGATATCGGGAAGAAATGCACGGGGAGAGGGTCCCTCTTCAGAATAAAATCTGATATAATAGTTTTTTGCTACAAATATAACAATTTTATAAAAAAAAGAGATATAATTAGAATACCATGACTATATCAAAAGCACATTGGGATATGGATGGAGAGACTGTGCGTCTCTCCATGCCATTTTCCAAAGTTGATCAGGAACGCAGAATTGTGTCTGGCTTTGCCACGCTCGACAATGTAGACAGACAAGCAGATGTTATTACTACAGAAGCATCTTTAAAAGCATTTAAAAAATTTCGTGGAAATATTCGTGAAATGCATCAGCCAATTTCTGTTGGTAAAATGGTCAATTTTAAAGAAGATAGATATTTTGATCCAGAAACCAAATCCTTTTATTCGGGTGTATTTGTTTCAGCATATATTTCTAAGGGTGCACAAAATACCTGGGAAAAAGTTCTTGATGGCACCCTTTCTGGTTTTTCTATTGGTGGAAAAATGAATAAATGGGATGAAGGCTATGATAAAAAAAATGATAAAACCATCCGCATTGTTAAAGATTACGACTTGCTAGAGCTTTCCCTTGTAGATAATCCAGCAAATCAATTTGCAAATATTCTTTTCGTAGAAAAAGTAGACGGTATAAATATTATCAAAGGTCAAAATTTAGATATTGAATTTGAAAATGTTTTTTGGGACAAAGAAAACAGTATTATAAAAGTATCATCCTCAGAGTCAGAAGAAAGTCCAATTGACGGAACTCTGATGGAAAATATAGGTTTCGTTGAAAAAGATGACAACGAAAAATTAGAAATGATAAAATTCTTAGTTGATAGTGCTAAGGGCATTAATACTTCTAAGATTAAGAAGGGAGAAGATTCTATGGAAAAAACAACTGAAAACATTGTTGAAAAAAATAGCGATGTGGTTGTAAAAACAGAGGTCGCTCCAGAGGCAGATGCCGAAGCCACGGCTAAAGTAGAAAAATCTCATTCTAAAGAGGACAAGAAAGAAAAGTCCATGCACTACGATGACGAGGACAAGAGAAAAAAGTCCATGCATGAAGATGACGAGGACAAGAAAGAAAAGTCCATGCATGAAGATGACGAGGACAAGAAAGAAAAGTCCATGCACGAAGATGACGAGGACAAGAAAGAAAAGTCCATGCACGAAGAGGATGAGGAAGAAGACACAATGGACGGTGCCAAAAAAGGCAAAGACTATATGAAGTCTGAATCTACTAAAGAGAAAAAGGTATCAAAGTCAGATGAAGTTATTGCTAATGCAGTAACTGATATCAAGGACACTCTTACATCAGCCTTTAGCGATCTAACCGAAACCGTTAAGTCTTTGCACGAACAGGTTTTGGAACTGAGCAAATCTCTTGGGCTTGTAAAAAGTGAGCTATCTTCCGTAAAGGGAGAGCTTAATCAAGCACAAGTAGAGTTTGACAATTTTGGAAAGCGAGTAGATGCCGTAGAGGCAGACACCGCTTTTCGTAAGTCTGGCGATCTAGGCGAGATCGTACAGGTTCAACCAGAAAAGGTTGAAAAATCCCTATGGGGCGGACGTTTCCTCAAAACTGCCGACTTATTTAGATAAGAAAAATCACTTAGGAGGTGACAATATGTCGGAAGAGATTATTAAGAATCAGCCAGGTGAGTCTGGTGAATTAGGTGGTACCGTTTCTGGTACTTTTCAGGGCCAGGGTGCATTTGCATCTGGTGGCATCGGAGGAGTAACAGTGCCAGGTGCCTCAACACTAGGCAATATCCCTAATGCTGGAATGGGTCTAACAGATGGACCCAACGCCGTAAATCCTTCAGGTGATGCAGGCGGTGGTATTCTACGCCCCGAACAGGCACGTCGTTTTATTGACTACGTATGGGATGCAACTGTACTCGCTAAGGATGGTCGTCGTGTGACTATGCGAGCCAACACCATGGAGCTCGAAAAAGTGAATGTTGGTGAGCGTGTAATTCGTGCAGCTGCACAAGCTATAGGTAATTACACAAACACTGGTGCTCAGTTCTCTAAGGTTGAGCTATCAACCAAGAAAATTCGTCTTGATTGGGAAGTCTCAGCTGAGGCCCTTGAAGACGGTATTGAAGGAGCTGCACTAGAAGATCACCTAGTTCGCTTGATGACAAACGCCTTTGGAAATGACATTGAGGATCTAGCTATTAATGGTACTGGATCTGGCTCAGATGCATTTCTTTCAATTATGAATGGTTTTGTCAACAAAGTAAAAACCAATGGAGATGCACACGAGGCTGTTGTTACAGTAACTGATAATGCATGGACTCCAGAGGTTATGCAAGAAATTATTCTTGCTATGCCACGCAAGTACCGTGCAATTAAGTCAAATCTGAAGTTCTACGCAGGCACTGACGCATTTCAGGGTATTGTTAAGAATAATGGAACTCTATCTGACGCAATTGCTGAAGCCCTTGGAAAGAATGGTAACACTCAGGCTAACACCCAGGCTTACCTAGATGGACAGGGTCAGACATTTGGTGGTGCTCGTACTACCCGTGTTCTAGGCGTTGACGTTCAAGAAGTTCCTTACTTTCCAAATGGCTATGTAGATCTCACATTCCCAGCCAACCGTGTTTGGGGATTCCAAAGAGATATTACCGTAAACCGCATGTATCAGCCAAAGAAAGACACGATTGAATACACAGTATTTGTTCGTTTTGGTGTACAGTGGGAAGAGGAAGATGCCGTTGCATATGCTGACGCATCTGCTGAAAGCTAAAAGCTAGTAACAAATGAAGGGGGCGGGGGCATCTAGCCCCTGCCCCTTAATTGTTAATCTGTTATAATTAAAATAAATAAAGGAAGAATATATGTTAGAAGAAAATAAAAATGAAAATATTGTGCCTGCATTGTTAGAACCAGGGGAGCCATTAATTTCAAAGGAACAGACAGAAGCTTTTGAAAAATACATTAATGAAGAACTAACCAAGAAATATAATGAGGCTGTTGAAAAAAATACAGAAAGACCAGAAATTAAAAATGTAATTACAACCAACAGGCAAAATATTTTAGCTGGAGATAATACGGTTGCTGGAATTACAGCCGTAGAAAATGGTGTAATTGGCACTGGCAGAGTTGCTAAAACAATAAAGACATCTGCAAAAGGGAAAGAAACTAAGGTTGAAAAAGTAGCTATTTATTCAACTAAAAATGTAACCTGGAGCAGCGTTGGAAAGGTATACAGAGGATATAACTTAGTTACACCAGACCAGGCTGAAAAGTGGCTAACTCGTAGTCACATTAGAGCTGCAACTCCACAAGAAATTGCACAGGAGTTTAATAGTTAAAATGGAAATATTGAGAGTTCCGCCGTATAATACCGATGTAATAATTACTGTTAATGAATCAAATGTTTTTTATAATTATCAAATCGTAGATATGGCGGATCTCTCGACAACACTTGGCTTGGCATTATCAAATTCAGAATTTAAAGTAACAATTTCTCTGCCATCTACATATGATAACTCTTACACCATATCAATAAATGATGATGAGTACATTGTAGATGTTGTCAGGCCATATGTTGATCCAAACACAAAAGGTAAAACAGCAACAGAAATTGAAACTTATCGTAAAAACGAAGAACTAGCAAGAGCAATTATTGATTCTAATTTAAACGATGGTTTTTATTATAGAAAAAAAACTATTGCCACAGTAGGGCTTGGTGCAGATCTGCTTCCAGTTTGGGATAATATCAAAAAGCTATTAATGTTATATGAAAACAATAAAGTAATATTTGATGCCTCTAATTTAGAAGAATATGAAATTCAATATGAGGTTGATAAAACAGGCTTTGGCATTCAAGAAGCAACATTAGAAACAATTAATAGAAATGAGTCAGCTCCAAATATCTTGCCAGCAGCAGGCTCAGATATGTTAGATTTAAATTTTTTTAATAGGGGATTTCCAAAAGGGTTTGATTATCTAATTATTGGAGAATTTGGGTATAAAAAGCTACCCTCAGATATCGTTAGAGCAACGGAACTTTTAGTAGAAGATATTGAGTGTGGAAGACTAGACTACTACAAAAGATATATTTCTGACTACAACACTGATCAGTTCAAGATCAAGTTTGACGCTGGCCTATTTGATGGAACGGGGAATATTTTAGTAGATAAGATACTTTCTAAGTATCAAAAACCTATTAAATCATTGGGAGTTTTATGATGGCATGTGGAGATAAGACAGACTTTGCTTTTCCAATGGAAGCCGATGTATTTTATCCAATAGTTGAGCAAGGGCCATTGGGTAATGTAAAGAAAAATTGGATTTTAGACAAAGCAGTAGCTATTAATGTTAACCCAGCAGGGTCAGCCTTTAAAGAAGAAGTTGTTCCAAATGTTAATATTACAAAAGATACAATTCTTATTGGAAGGATTAAAAATGATATTAGAATTTCTTCTAGAAAAGAAAACAATGCCATTACAAATATTATTGTTACAAATATTAAAGACAAAAACTGTAATCTAATATATTTAGAAACATCTGGAATTCGTAATGGAAAATCCACTATTTTTGAAATTGCCACCCAAGAACCATTTTTTGGTCCATTTGGAAATGTAGAATATTATAAAATAATTTTACGTAGATCTGAAAATCAAGGGGCAGACGTATAATGTTTAAAGCAACTATAGATGATACTGAATTTAGAAAAGATATGCATAATATTATTCAATACAGTATGGGATTTTTTGAAGGCGTTAGGGTAGGTACTCCAGAATTCTTAAAAGGCGTGGGGGCATCTGTAGTAGACAAATTGAAACAATATGTAGACGCAAATGCCAGGATATCGCCACAATTATTGCATCACATCTATGAATGGAACCAGGTGGGCTCTCCAAATTCCAGATTATTTGATATTGATTATTCGACTTCTGGAAATACTATATCTTTTAAATCAACATTCAGACAATCTACTAGCATAAAACCTGGATCTAATGTTGCATTTTATGACAAAGCTAGAATAATGGAATATGGCATTTCAGTAACAATTACTCCAAAAAGAAAAGTTTTGGTATTTAATATAGACGGCCAGTCAGTATTTACCTCAAAGCCAGTAATAGTAAAAAATCCAGGTGGAAATGTATCTGGAGAATATGAAAAAGTTTTTAATTCATTTTTTAATAATTATTTTACACAGTCATATTTACAATCTGTTGGCATACTAGCATACTTAAATAATCCAACAGATTTTTCTGTGAGCATGTCAAAACGTGGCGGTAGGTCTAAGGGCGTAGCCGTTGGAAGAAATTGGATTGCAAAAGCAGGTAGAATATAATGGCTATATCATACCCTCCTATTTTTATTAATGATTATTTAGCTGAAAAAATACCAGAAGCCCTTGGTCAAGAAAGATTTTCTTCTGGCATAATGAGATTTTTTCCAACAGCACCAACTGATTTAGAATCCCTTACAAAAACATTTCCAGAAGCATCTGCAGATGTATTTGCCGTGTACGATAGAATGTTTAAAATGCGTAGAAAAACTTTTCCACATATTAAAGATGAACAACTTTTATATTATTTTTATAAAATGCAAGGAGACCCAGAGGCTCTAATTTTTGCAACTCAGGCAGTTCAAGATTTGCTAGATCGTGGAGATGAATCGGCAGAAGATATTAACAAATGGATTATGAATAACCCAAATTATGATGAAACTACAAAATTATATAAACAAGAGTTTTTACCAGTATATTTTCATGACATTAAAATATTTCAACTAGAAGAGACCAGAGATATTATTGATTTTGGAACAGCCAGAACTTTTGCTGGAAATAAAATAATTATTGACTACTGTTATCATACAAAAGGATATTCGGCTGAAAATGTTTCATATAACGATACCGTTATTTAATATATTTAATAAAGAGCTGATATAATTAATTTGAGGAAACATCGCCCACTTATTCCATATAGAAAAAAGAGGTGAAATTATGGCATATACACGTGGTTCAAGTAACAATATTATTGTTGGTGCAGCCGCTCTTTTCACATATGAAGAGGGCGAACTAGCTGACAACGATTTGCCAGCATATGTTGATGACGTGTCCTACAAGACTACGCTATCTAACGATACTGATTTTCGCAATGTTGGTTTCACAATGAACGGTTTAGAGGTTGTTTTCCAGCCCGACTTCGGTGAGGTACAGGTTGACCAGGTTCTAGATGTTGCTAAGCTATACAAGCAAGGTATGCAGGTTAACCTAAATACTACCTTTGCAGAATCAACGCTAGAAAACCTTCTCTTTGCTGTTGCCGGAAAAGATGATGACCTATCTACAGTAGATGGAAACCCAACCATGAACCTGTCCGCAGGTGACATTGGTGAGTGCCCAGTAGAGCGTGGTCTAGTTGCAGTTGGTCCAGGTACTGGTGATTGTGCAGCTTCCGATCAAATTGAACGTGTTTACGTCGCTTACCGTGCACTCTCTATTGAGAGCGTAACTGTGAGTGCAAAACGTGACGAAGCTACAATGTTTGAAGTTTCGTTCCGTTTGCTTCCAAATAATGAAGCATCATACGGAAAGATTGTAGACCGCACCATCCCAGCCCAATAAGCTAAAGCATAACTTAATAAAAAACCGCCCTAGTTATCTAGGGCGGTTTTTGCTATAATGGTATAATGCCTAATATAATCTATGATTCTGCCATTATTCAATTAATTGATGGAACTGAGATTTTTATGACACCATTAAAAATTAAATATTTAAGAGAATTTATGCAAGTTTTTGAGCGACTAGAAGAAACAAAAACTGAAGATGAAAGCATAAATATATTATTAGATTGTTCACGAATAGCTATGAAGCAGTATTGCCCAAAACTTAAAACTATTGAAGAAGTTGAGGACAATTTGGACTTAAGCTCTATGTATAAATTACTAGAAATTGCTGCTGGAATTAAGATCAATGAAAATTTAAAAGAATCTATAAAAGATCAAACTCAGGAAAGCTCTTCAAAGTGGAGCGACATGGATTTAGTAGCACTTGAGTCTGAGTTATTTTTGCTGGGTATTTGGAAAGATTATGATGAACTAGAATCATCTTTATCTATGCCAGAACTAACTACAACCCTTAATGCCAAAAGAGAGTCAGACTACAGAGAAAAGAAATTCTTAGCTGCTATGCAGGGCGTAGACCTTGATAAGCAAATTGGTAAAGTAGAAAAAAATGCTTGGGAAAAGCTCAAGGCTAAAGTATTTAGCAAAGGCAAAACTGATAATCCAAATGATATTGTTTCTCTTCGGGGTGCGGCTGCTAAAAAAGCTGGGTTTGGTATTGGTATGGGTCTTGGCTATGAAGATTTAACCAAAAAAGCATAGCCCCCTATGATATAATAGGACTAAAGAAAACTTAGGAGGAATAATGGCCGTTACGGTCAACGAAGAAAAAACTATTAAGCTAATGAGTGGAGAAGAGATCAGTATTAGACCGCTAAAAATTTCTCTACTTCGCAGTTTCATGAAAAAGTTTGCTGATATCGCAAAGGTGGCAGATAACAACGACAAGGCAATGGATGTCTTGATGGCATGTGTCCAGATTGCAATGAAGCAGTATAAGCCAGAGCTTGCAGAAGATTTGGCAAAGCTAGAGGAAAGTTTGGATCTTCCGACGGTATATAAGATTGTAGAAGAAGCATCTGGAATCAATCTTAACGATACCGCCTTGATGGGAGCCATTCCAACCAACTAGCCTATAGGAGTAAAATAGGTTAATGGCTGACATAGAATCAAATATTAGGTTTGGAGTAGATACTTCAGATGCCATAGCATCTATCAAGATGCTACAGGCACAAATATCAGCCTTCCAAAAACAGATGGCTTCGTCTTCAGTTGCCAATGCAGAATCTGCTAAAAAACTGAGGCGGAGTCTTATTGACGACCTTAACGCAACTGGTCAATTTTCAGCATCAATAAAAACAATTAAGAGCACATCTGACTTTTTTACCAGTGCACTAGAAAAAAACAAACTCTCCATGGGAGAGTATTTTAGGTTTGGTGCTTCCCAGGTAACTGGTTTTCGCAATATTTTTAGTAAAGAATTTAACACAATTGAAAAGGTTGCTCGTGAACGTGTTAAAAATTTACAGACACAATATATTTCTTTGGGTAGAGATGCCGATGGAGCACTCAAATCAATTGCTGTTCGTCCCCTCAAACTTGATATGGAAAGTCTGGTAACCCAGACAGCCATTAATGCACAAAAACAACAAATTTTTAACCAGCTTCTTAAGCAAGGCTCTACTAATCTTTTAAACTTTGGTAAAAATACTCAATGGGCTGGTCGTCAGCTTATGGTTGGTTTTACTATTCCACTTTCTATTTTTGGAACTACTGCATCCAAGACATTCATGAATATTGAAGAGCAGGCCATTAGGTTTAAGCGTGTTTACGGTGAGCTATTTACTTTGCCAGAAGAAACAGATAAAATGCTTGAAAGTATTAAAGAACTTGGAAAAGAGTTTACAAAGTATGGTGTGTCAGTAGAAAAAACCCTTAGCCTTGCTGCAGATGCAGCTGCAATGGGTAAAACTGGAACAGATCTTTTAGACCAAGTAACAGAGGCAAATAGGCTAGCAGTTCTTGGTAACGTAGAACAGCAGCAAGCACTAGAAACCACTATTTCACTTACAAATGCTTTTGGTATTGCAACACAAGATCTTGCTAAAAAAATTGACTTCCTTAACGCAGTTGAAAACCAAACGGTAGTTAGCATTGAAGATCTAACTATCGCTATTCCTAAAGCTGGACCTGTTGTTCAACAGCTTGGTGGAGATGTAGAAGACTTGGCATTCTTCCTAACTGCTATGAAAGAAGGTGGAATTAATGCCTCTGAAGGTGCTAACGCCCTAAAATCAGGTCTTGCATCCATTATTAATCCAACTGACGTAGCCTCAACAATGCTAAAAACATTTGGCATTAATATTAAAGAAATTGCCGATGCAAATCGTGGAGATGTTAAAGGTCTGGTTTTAGACTTTGCATCTGCACTTGACAAACTTAATCCCTCACAACGTGCACAAGCAATTGAGCAGTTGTTTGGAAAGTTTCAATTCTCACGTCTATCTACACTGTTTCAAAACGTAATTCAAGAAGGCACCCAGGCATCACGTATTCTTGAGCTAACAAATGCAACTACTCAAGAGCTTGCCCAGCTATCTTCAAAAGAGTTGAAGCGTGTAGAAGAATCTACTACATTCAGATTTAGAAAAGCAATTGAAGAGTTTCAGCTTGCTGTTGCTCCAGTTGGAGAGCAGTTCCTAAAACTGATTACTCCAATTATTGAGTTTGCTACTGGAATTATTGAAAAGTTTAACTCCCTTAGCGATGGAGCCAAGGGTTTTATTACTGGACTAACTGTTTTGCTTGGTGCAATAGGTCCAGTAGCACTTATGACATTCGGTTTGCTTGCTAACGGTGTTGCTAATATTATTAAAGGATTTGCGTTTGTTAGAGAGCTTTTTCTAAGAACTGGAAAGCAGTCAAGTATTCTTGGAGAGCAGTTTAATTACCTTAACTCAGAACAGCTACAGGCTTCTGCAGTAGCAGCATCTCTTGATCAGGTACATCAAAAACTAATTCAAACATTTAGCTCAGAAGCTGGTGCCGTTCAGAATCTTGCAAATATTTATAGACGAGCATTTAATGAGCAGCAAAGATTTGATACTGGAAGACGTATCGCTCAGCAATCTGGCTTAAAACTAGCTTCTGGAATTATTTCTGTACCAGGACCAAAGGGAGATGGAGATGTTGTTCCAGCAATGCTTTCACCAGGAGAAGCTGTTATCCCTGCAGATGCTGCAAAGAAGTATGCTCCAATTATTCAAGGAATGATTGCAGGAAACATACCAGGATTTTCTGAAGGTGTATTTCTTGGTATGCCAAAGAAATCAAAGTATGTCGTAGAAGAAAGAGGGATCGCTGACGAGATTTATGCAAGATTTCTAGAAAGCAATTATAAAAATGTTCCACCAACAAACTACGGACACCAGTTAGCAAAATCAACTGGGCACAGCTTCCCATTATTTGGTGTTGGTGGAGTATATATGTCTCCAGCGGGAAAGCGTGTATTCGTAAAGCCAGTTCTAGATGAAAAAGCAGCTGTTGCAGAAATAAGAGGAACGCAAATTGCTAGA